AGAAGAAAGAGAAGCTAAAACAAAAGCAACATCTTTAGGCAATGGAGCGGTACGATGGTTAGGTGGTGATATAACAGTAGCTGAAAGAAATGAGGTTACTAATCAACAACAACAACCAGCACGTGAAGAAGCTGATTTACCATTTTAGAACATAGTTCATTAATTGGGGGTTTAATTACCCCCTTTTTTTATATCTTTAATTAATGTTAAAAAAATTAAAACAAGGTGAAACATTTCCAGTAGATTTTTGGAATTATAATATAAACCCAATAACAGGATATTATATAGAACCTCAACGTAAAGAACAAAACGACAAAGTAGCAAGAAAATACCACAAAAGATGATAGCACAAGCAAAGAACATACAAGATAGAATACTTGACATAAAATATGGCAGAGTAAAAGAAGGGTTAAAAATAGATATACCTGAAATAGATGAATACTTGCGTTACAAGCAGGGTAATTTTAACGTACTAATAGGACACGCTAACGTAGGTAAAACAACTGTAATAATGTATCTGTTTACAATATGGGCAATTAAACACAAATTAAGGTTTGTTGTTTGGTCAAGTGAAAACACTTCACAAAGTATTGTAAGAAAAATAATAGAATTTAAAATGGGTAAAACCATAAACGAAGCAAGTGATGAACTAATAAACGACACAATAAATTGGTGTGATACTTATTTTAAGATAATAGAAGTTGATGATCTAATTACATATAAACAACTATTAAAACAAGCTGGACAAATAAAAGATGCTTGGGATTACAACGCACTACTTATTGATCCGTACAACAGTTTATCAAAAGATATAGGTTTATTAAAAGCAGTAGGTGGACACGAATATGATTACCAAGTAGCAAGTGAGTTTAGATTATTTGCTAAAAAAAGAAATGTAAGTGTATTTATGAATGCACACGGTGTAACAGAAGCATTAAGAAGAACCCACGTTAAAGGACACGAATACGAAAACCTACCAACACCTTTAGGAATGGCATCAGTAGAAGGTGGAGGTAAATGGGCAAACCGTGCTGATGATGTAATATGTATACACCGTTATACAGGCTCTGCTCAAAATTGGATGTATTCACACCTGCACGTATTAAAGGTTAAAGAAAATGAAACAGGTGGGAGATGCACACCTTACGAAGAACCAATACAGTTAAGAATGGCAAGGAACAATATAGGTTTTGAATTTCTTGGTAGAGATTTAATACATAATGTTAAACCAGTTGAAAAGTTAGAGATTTGATTTTTATAATATCTTTATTAATTATATGTGCTATCTATTTAATTATAGGTCAGGTAAAAAATGCTGATGTGTTTATTAGTCCTGTAATTGGTATGATGTTTGGTTTTTTATACAGCAAAGAAGAATTAGAAGAAAGTAACGAGATTACCTTACAATGTTTGTTAGGTGTAATTAGTGTTACTGTAATATGGGCAAATCCGCACAATGGTTAGAAAAGGTAGCTGAAAGGCATACTGAATGGGTTAATATAATAAAGGGTTTTGGCGAATATGAATACGCTGAAGATTTAGTGCAGGAATGTTACCTTGTGTTATATAAGTATGCAAATGAAGAAAAAATTATTAAGAATGGTGAAGTTAGCAGGGGGTATTTATTTTTTTCTTTGCGCAGTTTATACTTTCAATTTTATAAGAATAAAAGAAAAATTAAAAAAGTTTCACTTGACAATGAAGAGCATACCTACGAAATTCCAGACGATACGGAAATGGATGAGCAAATAGCCTACAACAAAATTTGTACAATGATTGATGACCATATACAAGACTGGCGATGGTATGAGCGTAGACTTTTTCAACTTTATAGAGATTCAAATTTAAGCATAAGAGGAATAGCAAAAGAAACTAACATAAGTTGGGTAAGTATATTTAATACATTAAAAAACGCAAAACACGAATTAAAAGAAAAGTTTCAAGAAGATTATGATGACTATATTAATAATGATTTTGAGCAAATAAAATAAAGACTATGAACGAATTTAAAGGTGATAAAAGAAGTAAAAAATATAAGGCTTGGAAAAAGAACCACGAAGCAGCAAGTAGTGGTTTAGGTGATACAGTTGAGAAAGCATTTAAAAAAGTAGGCATTGATAAAGCAGCAAAGTTTGTACTTGGTGATGATTGTGGATGTGATGAAAGAAAAGAAACGCTTAACAAAATGTTTCCAAGTAAAAAGATTGAATGCTTAACAGAAGATGAGTATAACTATTTAGATACTTTCTTTAGTGTAAAAAGATCAACAGTAACACCTGTACAACAAAACGAACTAATATTAATATACAACCGTGTATTTAATGATACTGCTGTTGCAACAAGTTGTGGTAGTTGTTTTTTAAATGGTGTATATGATAAACTAAATAAAATATTTAAACAGTACAACGATTGAAAGAAAAGGAACTTTTTGAGTATTTAGTTTCTTGTTGTTATCCTGATTTAGTAAAAGCAAAAAGCCAAATGAGCAGGTGGGATTGTTACAGTCCTAAAACCTATCACCGCATTGAGTTAAAATGTAGAACAGTACACTACGATACTTTACTTATAGAAAAGAAGAAGTACGATGCTATGATAGCAAAGTGTGATGATAATTTAGATATACCTATGTATGTTAATTCTACACCTTCTGGAGTATATAGATTTAATTTGTATATTGTTGATCCTGTTTGGGAAATACAATACCATAATACCACAACAGAATTTAAGAACAATAAAAAGATACCAAAAGAAATTGCTTTGTTAAATGTAAGCGAAGCAGAAATAATTTAAACAAAGAAACAATGAACAAAAAAATAAACAACCTTAAAGAAATAGAATACTACACTAACTTTAATTTAGTAGGTGAACACATAGTTAAATCAAGAAAACTAAAACCAGACAACGAAGCATTAAATGATATGTACTATGCTTGGCAAGAAGTAGGGTTTTATGTACACAACCATATAATGAACGAAAAGCTGTATAATGATTCTTTAAGCGAATACAGGGGTGATAAGATACGTGCAGTAGAACGTGCAAGAAAAGCTGAATTAACAATTAAAGAACTTGAACAGAAATTAGAAAAACTTGAAACCAAAAAAAGTTTAGGTTTGTAATTGTTTAAAAAATGTTTATATTAGCGTAATAAACAAAGAACAATGAAAAATATAGATAAACTAATTGAGTTGTATGAAATGGCATACAATGAAAACGACCATTTAATTATGGCAAATTTAATTCACACAATAATTACAGATATTGTAGAAGATGATTCTACATCAGTTGAGCAATCTCGTTTAATATTTGATAGAACATCTAAAATTAGAAAGCATTCACTTACAAAACTAAAAACTATAATATGATAACATTACTAAACGGTGAAACTTATTTACAAGAAGAAATAGTAGGTATGGCATATGATGATGAATTTTATTATGGTCATCTTGGTAAGAACGCATTAAGTTCTTCATCACTAAAAACTATTCTTAAAAGTCCAAAAACCTATAGAAACATATTAAATTATGGTGATCCTAATTCTGATAGTCCAGCACTTGCAGCAGGTAAGTTAGTGCATTGGATGATACTTGAAAGCCATAAAATAGATAAGTTACACTTTGTAGATGCTTCCACAAAAAACACCAAAGTATATAAAGAAGCAAAAGCAAAGTATGGTGAGGTTTTTCTTACAAAAGAAAAGAATGCAGCAGAAAGATTAACAGATGCAGTATTAAGAAATGAAGCAGCAATTAAACTACTAAACAAAAGTGAGTTTGAAGTACCACAAGTGCAAATGTTAGATGGGTTACCTTTTCGTGGCAAAGCAGATATTATACAAGGTGATACAATTATTGACTTAAAAACAACAGCAGAACTAAACACCTTTAAATATAGTGCAGATAGGTTTGGATATGATCTACAGGCTTGGCTGTACTTAAAACTATTTGATAAAAAAAAGTTTACGTTTCTGGTAATAGATAAAGCAAGTACTGATATAGGTATATTTGAAACTACAGATGAATTTTTAGCAAGAGGCGAAAACAAATTTAAACAAGCAGTAGATAATTACAAATACTTCTTTGAACAAGATAATGATTTAGATCAGTATGTAATGAGGGGTATACTATGAAAGAATTAATTAATGAAGTAAAAAAATTACGTGATGGATATATATTTAATTATGAAAATGATTCTCTTGTAGAATATAAAAGCTTGTCTATAGCAAGGGATATTGAAAAAAATGAATGGATATTATTTGTTATAAATGGTAATAGAGATTTTACTTTTAAGTATAAATCATTTTTAGATATAATATATAAAGTAAATGATTATTATAATAGATATAATTATTGTTCATTTAGAATTGATCCTCCAAAACAAAATCTAAA